AAAAATATCCATGCTCATAATTTTTTAGTACTTCATTTTCTGTTCCTGGATTCATTGTACCATCACCAGTAGCTGCTGTTTGTGCAGAAAAATCTATGCCTTTTCCTCCAGCTCCTCCTATAACAAGATTACCATTATCTAATGTCATATTACCTTGATAATCTATATAAACCTGTCTGTTAACTCCACCTACTCCAGCAATGTTAATAGAAAAATCTGCATAGTTACCACCAGCTCTACCACTTATAATTCTTGTAGTATTACCACTTCTATCTATACCACCTTTATCTACTGTTAAAGTACTTAATGCACCAGAAACATACATTCCTCCTGAAAGAGCTACATTTTCAGAACTATCTATTGTAATAGCATTAGCATCAGCATTGTCATCTATTCCAACAGAAGTAAAAGCACCAGTAGTAGTTATTGCACCACTTGTACTTATTTCAACATTGTTTGCTAGCTGTGCAGATTCAATAGCATCATCTGCTATTTGTGCAGTATCTACAGAATCATCTGATAAACTTGCAGTTGTTATTTTTGATAATGCCATTATTTATTCTCCAATGCTGTTATTCGTGCTTCTAATTCTTTAATAGTATTAATAGCAACCATAAGTAGACCATGATAATCAACTGACATTTTACCTTCTTCACCATAAGTAATATCAGGTAAAACCTTTTTTAAATCTTGAGCTATAACACCATAATGAATATTACTATCCATATCATCATCGCTAAATACTTCAACTTCTTCACCATCTTTTTCTTCATAATGAATATTTTTATATCTGTAAGATTTAGGTTTAACGTCTTTAAGTTTACTCCAACCTTCAGTACAATCACCTATTACATTTTTAAATGCTTTATCAGAAGTATAACCACCAGCTGCCCATACTGCTCCACCATTACTTACTTGGAATATTGAAGCATCATCATGTCTAAATAGATTTAAGTTTTTACCACCACTATTATCATTCCAACCTTCTATAGTTGCATGAGTTCCATGAGTATTAAAACATCTTAATGCCCAAGCATTATTTGGTTGTGAATCTTTAACACCAATTTTTACAGTGCCATCAGTATTTATTTCTAAACAATTTTGCCAACTAATAGCAGCGCCAGCACTGGTACTATCAGCATATCTAAATATTGTTTGACCAGCAGCAGTAAAATTTAATTGAGTAGCAATCCCAGTTTCTTTAGCTTTCCATTGACCATCATAATAATTATTATGTGAAACTACACTATCACCACCATGATAATGACCTATACCACATTTTTCACCAATATCAATATGACTCCAATTAGCATGGTGTCCATAAGGAACATGACCTAATCCAAGATTACCAGCAGCATCTATTCGCATTCTTTCAGTCATTGTAGTAGCAGCATCTGTATTAGCGTTAGATCCTGTATACCATATATGATAAAGATCAGTAACACCACCTATTACATATCTACCAGCTTGACCAGTTTCTTTAATTTTCCATGCACCATCGTGATAAGTGTTAAATGCTAACTGAATATCACCATCAGTTTTATATTGACCTATTGCACCTCTATTACCAATATCAATCATTGACCAATTTGAATGCCAACTTTCTGGTATAGTTCCTATCCCAACATTACCTGCACTATCTATATGAACTACATCAGCACCAGCAGTTCTAAAATCTATTCTATCATCTGTATCAGCGGTTATACTTGTGTCATTATCCGCATCAAGTATTAATTCTTGACCTTGAATATCTACAGCACCACTAAACGTACCAGTAGTTGCGCTTAAAGCACCACTAAACGTAGCAGTAGTTCCCACCAATCCGCTAGTAAATGTACCAGATGTAGCAGTTAAAGCTTGATCAGATGGATGTGAAATACTTTGTAATGCTAACTCGTCATATATAATATAAAAGTCATCTGTTCCTGCAACACTACCTGTAGTTGTTAATGTAGTTCCATTAACTGTATAAGCAGTAGTTGGCTCTTGTCGTACATGGTTTATATAAACAGACAAATCATTTGCATGAGATACTGAATGAGTTAAAGTAAAACTTGTACCACTTTGTCCTGTAAGATCTTGTTTTTCCCTAGATGAAAATGCATCAGCTAACGGATTTCCTACGTATGACATTTAACCCTCCTATGTACTAATTGCGTCTACAACAGATACTACTGCATCTAATGAACTTGCTGTATTTGATTTAATATATAATCTATCTCCACTTACACAAACTACTTTAGCACCACCATCTATAAGTTCTAAACTTGAACCACTTGGAATTGGTGCGGATTTTATTAAATAATAATCATTTGTATTTTTTATATATACATCTACTGTTATTGATTGTGTATGTACATTTGCTAATCGTATTCCTACAATACAATCATAACTATCAAAGTTACTACCATCAGGAATATCGACTGCAGACGTTCCTATATTTCTTTCTTTATATTGTCTAAAATTCTGTGCCATTATTTTCTCCCTATAATGCGATTGCCATTGCTACTGCAAAGCCTTGAGTTGCTACATCAGCTGAATTTACTTTAACTGCAGGTGCATTAAAAGTTTTATTTACATTCCATGCATTATCTGAATTTGTGTAAGTAAATGTTGCGTCTGTATCACTTCCACAATCAACTGTAAGACCACCACCATTTGCAGCTGCTGCATTATTAGAACCTTTTGCAACTGTAATATTCTTATCAGTTACATCTACTGTTGTAGAGTTTACTGTAGTTGTTGTACCATCTACTTGTAAATTTCCTTTTACTTGAACAGTTCCTGTATTATCACCTACTGTAGCTGGGTCAATAACAAATGTAGCGGGACCTCTAAGTTCGCCAGCAATAGTTAAGTTATCACCTAAACTTACCGCATTACCAAAAGCATTTGTAATTCTACCATCAGCTCTTGCATTAGTATAGTATAAGTTTGAACTACCCTCAGATAAATCATCAGTATCATAAGCTGAAACAAATGTTACAAATGAAGAACCATTATGTACTTTCATTTCATTATTAGCTGTATCATACCATAAATCACCTTCACCTACTGTACCACCTGTAGGAGCAGAGCTAGCTATAAAATAAGTATTAGCAAAAGTATTTACATTAGTTATATTTGTAGCAACTGTGTTAACGTTTGATATTGAACCACTAACTGTACTAACGTGAGATATATTTGATGCTACTGTATTAACATTAGTTACTGCACCTGCAACAGTTGCAATATTTGCAATTACTCCTGTTCCATTTAAATTAGCCATGTTAGTTACATTAGTACTTGTACCAAGATTACCCATAGCGGTTACATTTGCTGAAGTTCCTAATAAACCCATGTCAGTAACTACCGCACTTGTACCTAGTAATCCCATAGCTGTAACATTAGCACTTGTGCCTAAGTGACCCATCGCTGTAACATTAGCCGATGTTCCTAATAAATCCATATCGGTAACTACAGCACTTGTGCCTAATAAACCCATGTCTTCTACAACTGCACTAGTACCTAATAATCCCATTGCTGTAACATTAGCACTTGTACCTAAATGACCCATGGCAGTTACATTAGCACTGGTACCTAATAAGCCCATATCCGTAATAACAGAAGATACACCTAATAAACCTACTTCTGTAGCTTTACCTGCAACGGCTGTTACATCACTAGATATTCCTGCAACAGTAGTTACGTTACTAGATACCCCTGCAACGGTAGTTACATTAGAAGCTATCCCAGCTACAGTAGTTACGTTTGATGCAACACCTGCAACAGTTGCTATATTTCCTACTACGCCTGATGCACCAAGTGTAGCCATATTAGTTACATTTGCACTTGTACCTAACAATCCCATGTCTGTAACAACATCTGATACACCCAGTAATCCCATAGCAGTTACATTTGCTGAAGTTCCTAAATGACCCATTGCAGTTACGTTAGCTGAAGTTCCAAGATGTCCCATTGCAGTTACATTTGCAGAGGTTCCTAAAAATCCCATATCTTCAACAACTGCAGCAGTTCCAAGTAATCCCATATCTGTAACAACTGCGCTAGTACCTAATAATCCCATAGCAGTTACGTTAGCTGAAGTTCCTAAGTGACCCATCGCTGTAACATTAGCGCTTGTGCCTAAGATGCCCATATCTGTAATAACATCAGCTACGCCTAGTAATCCTATCTCAGTAGCTTTGCCAGCCACTACTCCAATATCTGTTGCATCGGCAGCAACAGCAGTTACATCACTAGATATACCAGCTACAGTCGTTACATTACCATGTATTCCAGCTACTGTTGTAACATTAGAGGCTATACCTGAAACTGTATTTATATGTCCCTGCTCTGTTGTTGTAGGTTTAATTCTACTCCAAGCTGAACCTGTATAAGATTTTATTACATTATCCGATGTATTCCAATAAAGTGCTCCCGTTAATAATGCATCTCCATCATTATCAACACTAGGATCGCTATTTTTATTTCCTAAATATCTATCATCAAAAGCATCATAACTAGCTGCTGCACTTGCAGCTGAACTTGCAGCTGCCGTAGCTTGTTCAGTAGCTGTAGTTGCACTGGATGCTGCATTAGCGGCAGAAGTATTAGCTGCATCTACATCAGCAGCTATAGTTCCTGCTAAGGTTTCTAAAACAACGGTATCGCCTGTATTAAACAAACCACCTTTTGATTCATCTGAAGTTGAACCGGTTTTATTTTGTGTATCTGGTGATGCTGGTGTTGCCATTAGATTAACCCTCTTCCATTAAAAGTTACCTGAACATTTCCTCCAGAAGCATTACGTTGAGCATCTTCATTGTTCAATTCTAGAATTTCTTCATTAAATAATTGTTTATATTTTGCTGCTTGATCATCATCTTGTAAGTATGCAAATGCCTCAGCAAGTGCACCCATTAATAAAACTCTTTCATTCTCATCTCTTAACCAATGATATGTTTCATTACCTACATACGTATTACTATTTGTATTAGCAAAGACTAACTCTGTATTTGTTAATAGACTAGGTTGTCCTGTAGCCATTCTTACCTTTACTGTTGGACTTGTAGATACAATACTATCTATTACAGGTTGAGCTCCACTATTTAAAGTTACATTGTTTCCTGATAATGTCATACCAGCATTTAAATTACTTGCATCAGATACATTATCAATTGTAATATCTTTATTATTATTAGTAATAGATACAACTTGTGCTGTTACTTTATCTGCACCAAGTGATATTGCTTCTTCTGCTTTTGCTTGTGTTGTATAAGCAGTTTGTGTATTACCATCTACAAAATACAATCTAGTACCTGCAGCGTCTTGTGTTAAAAATCCTGCAGCATAGTTAGCAGGAACTACTGCATACTTTGCATTTAATGCAGGTAGTCTTTTATAATAATGTAACTCTACTCTATCTGGTGTACCTATTCCAGAACCTTTATTAAATCCAGGTGATAATAATAAAGTATTGCCAACTCTTGACCAATAAGCCATGTAATCATATTTTTCTGCGTACCAATCATTATAAGTTCTTAGATCTGTCTTCTCATTAAATACACGGCATGTTCTTCCATCTGCATCTATTTCTCTTATTTGAATAAATTCTATTAGATCTGCTGGTAAAGTTAATTCAGTTTTACTAGGAGCATATCCATTTCCAGATGTTGTTGCTGATGTTAAAGCAGTTGAAGTATAAGTTACAGTTTGTTCAAGTGCTACTACCCTAAGGTTTCTATAACACTTATCAGCAGCATATCTCATACAATCTTGTATTCTTGTATCTGATAATACTGAAGAGTCTTTATTAGACCAATCCCTTACTAATGCTGTAAAGTTTGCATAAGTTGGCATAATTATCTCCCTTAAGTATTGACAAGAAGATGAGGGTATTCCGTTTGTAATATATATCTTAACTTTTTCATTTTGTCTTTATCTTGCATAAAGCTTTGTGAGTGAAGATCTATACCATGGTCTTCATTTATTTTAATAGCCACAATATCAGGAATAGTAGCCATCTTCCTATAACCATGTTTAGTTTTCCCAAAGTGTTCTTGTTTTTCACGTTCTAATTGGGTGTGCTTTAAGTATTGATCAACATTCTGAGTAGCTTGCCATTGATTTGTATTTAAATCATAACCAGCTTTAATACCTTTGTTAGGATCTACTGTTGCACTCCCAAATCTAAATTCATTTTCTTTTGCCATCCTCAACTCCTAGCTTACGTAGCAGGTTCTGTTATTGCTGTAAATCTACCTGACTTACCAATATAACCTAATAGATCTCCAGCTGTTGCTGCAGTAAGCGATGCTTGTAAAGCTGGAGCTGGTGTACCACTTACATTTACAAGATCTAAATGAGTTAGCTTATAGCCACCATTTGTTGCTGCGCCTATTCTATACACACACTTTTCAACTGGATATATATTTCCTGCATTTGTTTTTATAACGTACATAGTTCCCTCCCGTTATTTATTTATCTACATGTTAAGACGTTACCGCCTGCTTTATAATATTTAGAAATCTTTCCACCTTTATTTTTATACATCTTTCCCCAGTTTCTTCCAGTATAAACTTTTTTACCATTAACTATCATATAACCAGCGCCTTTAGGTGGTAAAAAAACTGGTCTTGGTGCTAATGTAAGTTTTGGATCTTTAATTGGCTTAGGCATTATCTATCTCCCAAAAAAAGGAGAGACTAATTAAAGCCTCTCCCAGTATTATTTAGCTAAGACCGTAGATTGCTCCACAACCTTTTGGATTACGTACTTCAAGAGTACATTCTTCAACCATCATACCGACAGTTGAGTCACCCTTCTGACCAACGTCAACCTCTTGTAGAGGTCTTAATGTAGCTACATTAAACCACATTGGATCATAGATTAATGCACAGAAATCTGCGAGATCTGTAGCTTGACCAAGATCTGTAGAGTTATCTGCTCTCTTAAAAGTAACTTCACTACTTAGTCCCATAATATAATTAGGAACAACCATAATGTCACCGAAGTCTGACATATAAACGTCAACAGATTGCCTTAGCTTTCCGCCTGCGTCAATATTTCTAACTACTCCAGTATCACTAACCATAAGATCAGAGAAGTCTCTTCGTAGTTTTGGTGAAAGCATTACTTTAGTAGCTTTACCACCTTCTTCATAGATGCTCTGCATAACAGAATCAATATCTGAAAGTGCAAGAGAACCTTCTGCTGGTGCAGAACTAGATGATGAACCAGATTTAATTCTACCTGTTCCATCGCCTTGAGTAGTTGCATTACCCCAACCGCCTAATACTTTAGTAGTACTAGCGTCGTTAATGAATGCTTGGTAACTACCTGCAGATCTTGCAGTATTACCTTGTGCACCTACGGCAGCAGATACATTCCAAGAGTGAACCATATCATGTTCAATATCTCTTCGTAGTTCTGTACCACGTTTCTTAAGCTGGTATGCATATTCGTCTGCAACACCTGCTTGATCAACAGCACGTCTTGTACCAGAAACACCAATAGTCTTAGCGTTAATCTGAGTATAGTTTCCTAGTCGAGTTCTTTCAGGACCCTTCTGCGCAAACTTAGCACCAACGGCTGGAGTTTGAGCTGTACCACCTGTATAAGCAGAAGCAGCTGGCTCAAGATAATCTTGACCTTCAGCTACTCTTGAATCGCCAGGAGTATCTAGTGTGTCTGTTTGCCATTCATGATAAATAGCAGTTGCTTTAGTTTTACCAATAGATGAAGTAAAAGGTGTTTCATCTCTAGTAATCATAGTTATAAAGTTCGCTAGGTCTTCTCTTTGAGATACGTTAGCTGACGTAGCTCTAGCTGGTCCCTGAGGACCTCCAGTACCGCGAACACCAATAGTAGTTGCCATCTTATAAAACCTCCATAAGATTTACATATTAGACAGTGACTGCTCGGCATAACTTCTTAAAAAGGCATCTTGATCTGCTTTAGTCGAATTTTTACTTAAAGCTCTTTTTCTTAAGGCTTCAGCTGCATCAACTTTCTTTTGTTGTGCAGGTCTAGACTTTCGAGTAGGAATCTTTTTAGTAGGTGCTGCTTTTCTTTTAGCAGAACCTTTACTGACTCCTTGCTTTAAAATTCGATAATCATTAACAAACTTAACAATAGCAGGATCAACAATAGTATCTAATATTTGCTCATTGATTCCTTCTTTAAGTGCAAACTCACGAATATCTTTAGCAACTGTTTCATTAAATCCAGGAATTAAACTTGGAATGGTATCATTAAAAACTTTTAATTGTGCATCCCATTGTTGTTTCATTTGTTCCTGAGATTTTTGTGCAACAGCTTTTTGAAGACCTTCACGGTTTCTTCTAGCTTCCCAATATTCTTTTTGCTTTTGTTCTCGTTTGTCTTTAAGATCTCCAAGATCGTATGTATTACCATCTTTTCGAGCTTCATCAATTTGCTTTTCAAGTGCATGAAATTCTTTTGCATGCTCTTGTTCAGATTTATATAAAACTGCTACAGAAGCTGTTGACATATTGCGTACTTCTTCTAGCTTATTATTATAATCTTCTTCAAAGCTTTTCCTTGCGTCACCAAGTTCACGACCCTTTTTGGATAGAGATTGTTCAGTAGAATAACCTTTAATAAGATCATTAAAAGAAACTTCAGTATCTTGCCCATCGATCTTAATAGATACTTTTGCTTCTAAGTCTAATTCTTCTGGAGTAAAAATTGTAGTATCTTGGGTAGCGGATTCTTCATCGGCATCCTCACCTTCACTTTCTACTTCTTCAGTTTCAGCTCCTTCTTCAATTTCTTCGGTTGCAGATTCCTCAGATTCCTTCGGGTCTTCTTGTTCTGATTCATCTGGGTCAATCTCAGGTACTTGCTCTTCGGGTAGAGACTGCTCTTCATTCGGTACAAATTCCGAATTAGAAACAATGTCAGCCAGCAATTGTTCTTGCGTTCGACCATCCGGTGCAACAGAGTCATCCTTTGGTGGGGTAGAGTCTGTTCTTGCTTCGGTATTTTCACTCATATTAGCTTACCTCTTTATTTTTAATAGTAGGCTTTTTAGAATTCTTTTCTAACATTTTAGAATATTTTTCTTCAAGAAAATATAAATAATATAATTTATCACAATTAAGTTTAGTTTTACCACCACTTCTCATTGCATCATATTCTAAAGTGTTTATCATCTCTCTAGTATTATATAAGAGTTTTTCGTAATCAATGTCCCTTTGCATCATTGTCCTCCAGGATATGTGGGATATTCTTCCCGTATGTCTCGAAGTTTATCATTCTTTCTTTAACACTTCCTAGTGCCATAGCAGAAGAGTAGAGGAACTCTCGAGACTTTGTTTCATGTGGTTCTGTCTTTAACCATTCAATAAACAAATCAATTAATACTTCGCCATACACTTCATCAAAAAACTCAGTACGTTCTTTTGATGCGAAGTGCCCTTTAACATGGGCACGTCGCGCTAATTCGTCTGGATGAATTTTGTGTTTACCGTATGACTTGTCATTACCCAGCCTCTTCTCGGCTGTCTCACGATACTTGTCCATATATTAGCCGCCAAATGCAGATACTAATAATGGAGTTACAACTTCTTTTGTTACGCCAATAGCTAGTATTACTTTAATTCCGAAACTAACTATGCCTGAAAATGTAATAGGATCCATAATGTCCTCCTTAATTTATTTTGATTAATTTAGGTTTCTTTTCTTCTGGAACAATCTTTTCCAGTTTGATAGTTAAAAGGCCATCTTCTAACTTTGCATCTTTAACTTCAATGTCATCTGCAATAGTAAACTCACGGGTAAACTTTCTATATGATATACCCTTATAAACGTTTTTAGTATTATGATCGTTTTCTTTTACAGATTTTATTTTTAATACATTTTCTGCAACTTCAACTTCAATATCTTCTTTACCGAAACCTGCAAGTGCCATTTCAATTCTAAAGTTATATTCATCTTCCTTCATAATATCATATGGAGGATATGTTTTAGTTACCCTTGAGCTATGTGCAAGCTGATCAAATAAACGATCAAAGCCAACAGCATAAGGTGTTAATGTATTAAAGTGATCAAATAAAGTTAATGTTTGATTCATAAGTTTTCTCCTTTGTAAGCAAGATTATTAGTAACCCATTAGGCGTTACTATTTATTAATTATTTTAAGTAGCCATTCAATATATTTTTGAAATAGCTCCTTACTCATGTTATAAGTGTAAGATATACAACTTCATTAGCTTGTGCGGATGTTCCATGTGCAGTTGTTAAGCTAGTTAAAGTTTGATTTCCATTATTAAGACCTGTTACAATCTTATATCCTTTAGCTTCACATGTAACACCTGTTTGTACATCTGTACCTCCAGTGGCTACATTAAATGTGATTTTAGAATCACTATCATTAGTAACCATTACTTTACCACCACCAGATCCTCCAGCAGTAGTAACCGTACCCGATTGGGTTCCCCCAACTCCGGCTGTATCTATTGTAACTGTTGCCATTTACAATTCTCCCTGTTGTTGTGGCCCTTGCAATATTTGCTTTGCCATTGTTATTATCTGAGCGTAATTAGGATGCTCAGGTATTTGGGCACCTTCTTTAGTTGCCTTTATTGCAAGGTCAGCCCATTCTTGAAAGTGTTTATCAATAGACACTGCTAATTGTTTAGCGTTATCATCTTGAGTATTTTTAGTTTGAGCTTGAGTATAACCAACGTTGGCCTCCGCTAAAGCGGAATCAGCCATAGCTTTTCTCTGCTCTTGCTGCTGCATTTGTTCAGCATTTTGAGATTGCTTTTCAATTTCTTGAGCAGCTTTCTGTTTAAACTCATCAGTAGTATAATCTTCTAAGAAATCATTACTATCTAAGTTCATAGCTTCAATTAACTTAGTAGCCAAAACAGCAGGAGCTTCAGGTTTAATTACCATACCTATACCTTGATTATTTAATGCTGGTAATATTTCTGAACCTACTTTAGATAGTTTTTGAATTTGATTAGCATTAGAATTTTCACCAATATCTAATAAGATTTCTACATCCATTTTATTTGGTAGTGTATCTATGTTAACTGTACCGTATACACCGTCAAGATTATAAGATACATTACCTTTCATATTCTTACGCATTGTTTCATATATACCGGCTATTAACCTTTTAAACCCTGTTTCAGCAAATCGTCTGGCAATATGTTGAATACGTTTCTGCGCTGCAGACTGCACAGCAGCCAGCTTTTGTTCTGAGTTACCTGATATATACAAAGTATCATTAAGGCCCTGTGCGGCCTTTGACATGCCCGTTGCCTGCTCTTTTATTAACTGCAGGTACTCTAATAATGGTACTGTACCTGTAGATATTGTTTCAGGTGGCATTTGTAATACAGCCTGTTGAGGATTACCGTTCGTTGGTATAATCTGTTTAGGCTTCATATTTTGTAATGCACTGAAGTCTACAACATTCGGATCAGCTAACTTAGGTGAATAGTTTGTTAAGTAAGTATTTTCTACAAACCCACGTAAGATTGCAGTTGATGCTAACGTAGAACTACGTGTAAAGTCTGCCATTGACAATCCATAAAATTCAAATGGAATATCAATAGGAACAATTGAAGCTAATGGAATATCTTCTACATCGGCTTCTTGAAGTATATTATTACCAACAGAAATAATATGTTTTAATTCTGCAATACCATCACCATCTCTATCAACATTAATCCAGGATTCTGTTAGTACAATATTTCTATTTGCTTCTAACGGAACTAAATCATGCTGCTGATTACCCTGCCAATATTCCTGACCTGTAATTTCTTTTCTTGCTGCAACATCTTCAGAGTATTGTGTACTTCCTAACCATTCCTCATTTGATAGTTCATCCCACTCAGTTATATTATCTGCAACTTCAGGATATAACTTACGTAATTCAGAACGTGTCATCTCAGTCTGAATACCTACAAAGTTTGCATCAGTAATACACGTTGCTTCTCTGGATAACCTAAAGTTTTCCGGTGGAACAATTTCTATTTTAACTTTTGATTTATCTATTGTCTTTTTTATTCTGACATTAGTATACATTATTTCTGCGTTAGGCTGCATATCACCTTGTAAAGGATCTGTTTCAGCAAAAACATTTTCAGATTGTAACTCACCTACAATCTCTACAGTATCATCAGCTAACAACTCATCTAGCTTTGCCTGTGAAATCTGTTCGAATTCCTCAAATATATAATCATAATCTTCAATATATGACCAACGACAGATAGCATTCTTCCATAATAGTGATGCTTTAATCCATTGTTGCATTAATTCCCAGCCATTATTCTTTTTAAACAAACAATAATTAACTATATTACCTGCATCTTTAGCTGCTGCAAAACTACCAGGAGTCTCATCATATGGTATAAATCGTGCTAATTTATGGTTACTTAAGAACAAATCAGAGATAATAGCAGTGTATGCTTCTACAACTTCAGTAGTTGATGTATCTACAATTGTACTTACACCTTGCGGTGTTAAGTGATTCTCAGCTAAACCTGCATATTCGTATGTAGCTTTTAATCTTTCTCGTGCAAGATCTGAACTGTTAAGCCAATCACCGCTGGAATTAGCAACACCAGTTTCAATCATCTGTATTAATTGTTCATCGGTAACTTTTTCTTTATAACCATCAGGCTTACTCATTGTAAACCTCCTTGATAAGTAAGTATCTTTTTCTTTGATGCTTCTATATCTTTTACTGTATACGATCCGGCTTTAGGTAAGATTCTTTCTTTTTCTTTTTTCTTCTTACCTTTACCGCTTAAATACTTTGGATCTTTACTATCTTGTATAAATCTTTCAAACATTTTCCGCTCCTGGGATTTTAATTCTAATTTTTTAATTTGTCAAAAGGGCCTGCAGGTTTTGTATTGTTTAACTCAGCTAACCATTCAGCAAAATCTTTTTCTTCTCGTGAATCATATTTAGATATCCCTCTCCAATAATCTCCTCCATATAAATCTGACTGTTTCCAATCTTTATAATAAGGAAGTAAAGTATCTATATTACTTTGGTTTACATGACTAGAAGGACCTAATTGATTTAATTGATTTAATTGATTTGGATCTTCTATATTTATTATATTATTAGACTGATTAGGATTATGATATATTGAATCTAACCTCATTGAATCAAACCAATTACCTTTTGATATAGGCTCTAACAATTTACTATACCACTCAGGAGCACTTCCTGCTCTAGCAAACTCTGGATAAGGATTTACAAAAGTAGGTACTTTATTCCAAGGGTGTAAAAGTTTTTCTTGTTTAATACCAAGTTTATGATCTGTTCCTCTTAAAGGCCATTGCATAACAGGATGACGTATTTCATTTTCCCATATTGGTTTAGTACGATCTCTTAAAGGACCTGTCAGTGCTAAATAATTTTGTAATAATTGGTCTTGAGCATTTATTCTATCAAAGTGAAGATCCATATATGAGCCTTTAGTCCAATCAAAGTAACTAGGGTTTTTAGTTTTAAATGGATATATGCTAGGATTACCACCCTCATCTCCATAACTTAATTTGCTCATATAATCTTCAGTTTGTTCTTTAACCCATCCCTCTTCTATAAGTTTTCTAAGATCTACATAACGATCATCTCCATAAAAAGCACTAATATGCTTTGGATGAAATTTAATTGTAGATAATCCTTGAAGATCTTCTAAGTTTGCATTAGCAAGATCAAAAGGAATTGATTTAAGAGATTCTTTAGATGATTCTTTAAATATCTTTGGGCCTTCTGTATTATCAACAGGAGTAACCGTATCAAATGTATCACTAGGCTGAAACAAAGAATTCATTGATAAAGGAGGAAGTTTTTCAACAACTACATCACTTCCTTTTGGTTTATTAAATATAAGATCCGTTATATTGTTGTCATGCTCTTTAGAAAGTGGACCTCTTAAGTTTACAAATTTTGGATACCTACTAGCAAGGCTACTCCAAGATTCTGGAATATAATTTTCTATATAATCATCTTCACCACTTTCTGTTGCTATAGCAATTTTCTGTCTATAAGGTTTACCATAAAGTGTTTCTAATAAAAAAGGATCATTAGATATTTTATTTTTATCACCATGTGTTCTTTCTTCAAATGTAACTGCTAAATCATCATAAGTAATATTTCCTGGTGAAGGCATAGGAATTGATATATGTGGTGCATCTAGTCTTTCATTTCCAACAGGTTGACTATAATATTTACCTGCATATAATTGTTCGTATTTATTTCCTGCTTGTTCTGGATTATCAGGGTATAATGTAGCTCCTTCAGGAATAGGTTTATCACCAGAAATAGCTATCATAGGTGCAGTATCTATTAATTCCATCTGTTTTTTATGAAGCATCTTTTGAAGTTCAGTAGGAAATTCATTAGCTGGTGGTGGAAAAGGAAGCTTTTTAATATAATCCGTCCACCACATGTTTAATGGACTTCCTTCTTTTTCTGTAGGTTTACCATCTACAAAATTTTCATAGTTGTATTGTGTATAGGGGCCTTTAAATATTTCTTGACGTCGTCCTTCTTCATCTATATAAGTACCTTCAATAGTGGGTCTTAATCCTAATTTCTTTTGCCAGTATGCTAAATCTTTTTCAGGATTTCCCATACTAACCTCCTGTACTAATCATCACACTGACATTGATTCTTTTTTAATTCAATTACTTCCTCTATTAATTTTGCATTACGCTTTAATAATTTATAATGTGCTTTCTGATGTTCTTTTAAATCCATCTTAACTAACCAGAGTTCTTGTCTTGCAGCCAACATCTCTCTTCTTAATGTTTCTTCAAAACTTTCTTCATGATTTTTCCAGCCGTCCCCTGTATTAAACATGCTAACCTCTTCTACTCATCCAGGCTGATGCACCCATATATGCACCGACTATACCTGCTCCTGAGATATAAAATAAATTACTTACATCTGATAGTGCTTCTACTCTATCAAGTGGGACCCACGGCAAAAACATTGCCGCGGTAAACACACCCATAGCTATTAAAGTATACCTTGCCATTCTTAATTGTGCAAGTTCTTTACGTAAAGTTGATTCTGTTTCTTTTATTTCTTTCAAATGTGCTAACTCCGCATCGGATACAACACCATCACCATCCTCATCGTATTCGTTGAACTTTGAGTTTTTCTCTAAGTTTTTTTGAATTGCTTTCATTATCATTTTTCTTCTCAGGTAATTTTGTTTCTAAGTTATATGCCCTTCTAACTTTATGTATCCTCATTTTAATTAAACTAACTCTGTCTTCTAAGTCCATAATCCGTTTTTCCACTGATGCAAGTGAGTCTCAATAAACTCATCAGTGTTACGAATTTTTAATTTATTAAATTCTTTTAAAGAATCCCACAGTACTTTACGATCAAAGTGGGGTGTATTTAAATTATTCTCTTCACAATAGTTATCTAATACTTCCATTGCTTTCTGAGCTTCTTGAGGTTTTACCTTCATTTACCATTTAACCTTATGTGACCAGTATCTAGCACTTAGCTTACTTGGATTTGCATCTTGCGCATTATGTCTAGCATAATATGATTTTTTACGTGCTTTATCTTTTGCACTAGTAGGATTTTTACCAGCACCCTTTACACCTTGCTGTCCAAATCTTACTAACTTAACTTGATCTCCAACTTTTGCTAACACTGCATGTGAACTTCTAGCATGACCCGGAGTTCGTTTTGGTTTATTATATCCAGAAAATTTTTCACCTCTGTAATCAATCGACATTCTTATCCCTCATCTTTTTAATGTAAGCTATAGCCTCTGCCATAGATGGTATGTAGTTTCCTTTAGCTGCCACACTATTTTGATAACGTATAGCAGCTCTTCTTAATTTTTTCATTGTATAAAGATATGGTATATTAACAAACCAATTATTAATAACTTACCATAATCTAAATCCCAGGCTGTGCCTTCACCGAATTTTTTACTAAAATTTTTTAATTTTTCTTTCATGTATACCTCCTTAGGTGGCGGATTTATCCCCTGCTTCCGCCGGAGCAGCGAGGACAATGGGAACTCTTAAAGCCATAGTGTGTTATCATTAGCGGGTATTGCTCCTGCTTTTTGAGACCATGGTACTTTATCTTTTGTTAACTTATCATAATGTGTTCTAAGAGTTTCTAAGGCAATAGCTGTAGCCATAATAGTATCATCATGACACCCAGGAGCAGCCTCAGTTCTTCCGGATTCGGTACTAACATAATCTTTTAGTTCCTGTATAATTACTTTAGATCCTATCCATATATCATCATTTTCTACAGCATTCTTTAAATTACCTATAATATGAGGCTTAGTAACCTGTGTTGTTCTAAATCCAGGCACCTGACCTTCTTCTTTTGATATTGAAGAAATCTTTGTTTGTTTATATATATTTAAATAATTCATCTGCGCTAAACGCGATAAGGTTGCAACACCCATTGAATTACTTTCAACAGTTAGTAATGCATTGTTATAGTACCTACCAAGGTAAAACAACAAATCACCAAACTTACTAGGGTCAATATAGCTGTCGCGATACAAAGCAATTACTTTCCTATCTGTATCCATAACAACAGCACAAGAATAATCCTGACCTACACCTAAAGCCACATCGGCAGCAAGTATAAAATTACTATCCCAATCAGGATACTCCCATATATCCAGGTGGCCATCTCTAGAATCCTCCCATGTTAATGAGTTAAAATCAAAAAGCATTTTCTTTTTAGGTTCAACTGCTATTAATTTATTTACTTTGTCCATCGCAAAGACAGACTTACCAGCTGTAATAAAAGCTTCATCGGGAGTTGCTGGGTATTCCTGGCGGAACTTTAGTTCCCCACCTTCAGCAATCTTCAACCGACGCCAGTAGAGTTGTCCGTTGTTTAAGTTGTGTTGCTCTACCAGTAGCTCCTCTTCTGAGGAACGTTCGAAACCTTCAGGTGGATCTCTATAGTATTCAGGCGTAGAGAACCACGGAAGGAATATCGGTAAATACTCATTCTCACCATCCAGTGCACCTTTCCACAATCTGTAGAATTCACCTTGAGCGCCGTTAGCTGTTGACTCAAGTATGACTTCGGTACCTGGAGCTTCAGATATACCCTGGAACAAACCAGCTAATATCTTTTCATCATGCTGCCAGAAGGCAACCTCTGATAAATGTGCAATCGTTGGTGTTGTACCACGACCTGCTTCAGGTGATCCTGCAGTATATAATCTATATGACGATATAGGTTTATCTTTACCTTCCTTTTTAAAGTGAGGTGAAGATATAACAATTTCTTTAGCATTCGATTTAATTTCATTTGGCTTATAGATAGTATTCATATTCTTAATAATATTCTTAGACAAATTAAATAATGCGTCAGATGTTGCACTGTCATGCGCCATAACAACTGAACGTGCGTGCGGAGTGAAATATGTTTTCCAGAATACTCTACCAGCACAGTAAGTACTAATACCTTGCTGTCTGGCTTTCAATATGATTGCTCTAACCTTTCCAGTGTCAGCCAGCTGTTTATCTAAAAGTTCTGTAATTTTTTCTTGGCAGCTGTTGAACTTAAAATCTATAAAGCCCCTTCTTGCATCCTTAGTAATGATCTTAATATTGTCAGATGCAAAAGAAGTAAAGTTATTTTCGTAATCTTTTAATTTATTTCTTTTGTTCTTTTCTTCGAGAAGTCTTAATAATTCTTTATTCTTATTCATAAAACCTCTCCTCGGATTAACTTTAAGGGGACATTTAAATTTAAACGTCTCCTATAAGGGGGGATCTATATAATATATACTACCTTGAGGATAGATAAATTTGTCTCAAAAAATGTGTTATACCCTAATATAATTCAACACCCCCTAAAAACCCCAAACACTCATTCTACTAACCATTCCTTTCTTATACCACCTACTCTCATACTAACTAATAAAAATTTATTATCATAAATTTTTCAATACATTTAATTTAAACTATAATAAATCACAGGAGACACTATGTCCACATTTCAATATAATAATTATAATAATAATTCTAATAACTACCAACAATATAATTCTAAAAATCCATTACAATTATTTTATAATCCATTATATAATCCACAACAATTTAATAATTTATATAATTATATAAATCAACAACAAATATTATCATTATTAAAATCTAAACAAATTTCATTTAATTTCTTTTTCTTTAATAATCATAATACTTCAATACATTTATATAATAATAATATTTATAATAATATATCTAATATAAATCAATTTAATAATTTATATACATATATTAATACACCAAATATTACACAATTATTAAATACACAACAATTAACAATTTATTATATAATTTATAATCCTACTACACATCAATTATATAATCAATTCTATAAAATTATTAATAAATCTATTAATACTTATACACCAAATAATATTAATAATATTAATAATCAACCTAATACATCACATAATAATTTTAACCAATTATTATCAACCCCAACACCAACTAAATAATAACAGGAGACCCTTCGGGGTCTCTTTTAAAATTTGCACCGGCATCCTTTAGTGCGTGTAGATCTCGTAGTACTGTCAGAATCCTAACAATGAAGTTTACTTGGAGTTATTCTGTCAGAATTCCGACGATACTACCGACGTCCTATCTCTCAGTGCTATCAGATCTCGAAGATTTGTGTACTATTTGTAACACCTCTTCACCACCTTCTCTCTTCAAAATTTATTATCATAAATTTTTCCATACTATTTTCTTTTAATAAACATCGGAGTAAAAAATGCAAAAAGAAACATTCAGTCTACGTGACAATAAGACACTTAAATATCTCAGAAGTAACATGAGCTACGAAGAAGCCGCAGCTCTCAGAGATTCCAAAGAACCTGTCGCATCTCATAACTATGTAGATTATAAATATGAGATCTTATCAGATCAATATGTGTGTGATAACTGTCATCATCCCGAAGACTTTCCACATCATACTTGTGCAATTAAATATGATTATGTAAGAGTATGTGATTATTGTCATAGAGAATGCTAATGTCAAATATAATTAGCCTCTGTAAATATCGTGAAAAACTATTAACTGAGTGCAATGAAGAAACCATTGCATTCGGTATAGACGATCTACCAATTATGCATTTTAATCTCGATGAAATTATTGACTACAAGGAGAAACCAATCATGTTCACAGAACTTGAAAATAAACTTATAAAACTTGAAGCTAAACTTGATCTTATATTAAATAAGCTTGAAGCTGAAACTAATCCTGAAGACTTATTGTCTCAGTCAGAAATCGACATGATGAAATCATGGCGAGCCGATGCGAAAGCAATGGATAAAGAGTCTAGAACTAATGAAGCAGATAATACACCAACTGGTGAATAATCTCTTATTATTCTCTTTTAAATTTGCTAACGCAAATTTTTCTTATACTATCTTCTCTAATTATAAAATATCTTGTAGTAGCTGTAATAACCTACGAAATACAGATAACTGATGTTCACACATCCTAAGAGAAGTAAGTCCACAGTATACAGTGAGCATTGTGTATACAGACCTGAGTAAGTCTCAAAAACTGCTCAATATAAATATTAACTCTAGCATAGGAAAGGTACTATTCATGCAGAATTTTGAAGCAAAAGAATATCGTATAAACGATGTTGAATTAAACTGGGCTAAGCTCAGCAAACCTGTAAATCCATTTGGAACTGAACAATGGGAATTGCAAATAGCAACTACTGATAAAGCTAAAGCTGATGAGTGGACTGCAAATCATTTAAATGTAAAGAATGATAAAGTAGATTCATCTAAGTTTACTGTTTCTCTTAAAAGAAAAGCAGTTAAAGCTAATGGCGATAATAACTCACCTGTAAGAGTTGTAGACGCTGCTGCTTTATCTATGCCAGTTGAGCGAGTAGCTCAAATTGGTAATGGATCAACTGGTAATGTAATTATTTATCAATATCCATATAAGCAAGCTGGTCGTGAAGGTATTGCTAGTTCATTAACTGCAGTTCAAGTTGTAAAATTCAATGAATATACAGCACCTGTAGACTTTGAGCCTGTTGAAGGATCATATACACCTGCTGAGGGCAATGGTAGTAGCTCAAGCTCAGAAATGCCGTTCTAGTTAATATTAGTTGCGGGAAGATGTGTTTAGTCATGTCTTCCCGTTCTAAAATAACTTTCCCTACATCCGGAGGTTCTATGGAAATGAGAAGCATTAAAGCTCGTTGCACTAATACTAAAGAAGTTATTTTAACTGAACCAATGGTTAATGAAGAGATCATTGAGTTAGTTGCTTTAGCTCATAAGCTTGAAGTTAAAGTAACTATTAGTAAAACAGGTAAATTATTAATATTTAAATGTGATGATCTTGAAGAAGTATTCGAAATCCTACAAGAATTTGGTCTTATAGAATACATTGGTAGCTTAAGAGAAATTATAGATTGGAAAATAATTTCTGATACTACCGGCAACAATACCCAAGTAATTAAATTTAAACCAAAAGAAGGAGATTAATGTGAAGTATATATTCGCAGCTTTTATTGGTATATCTATTGCAGCTCTGTTAAGTGCTTGCTCATTTATGCCACCACCATTAAATGATCCACATGTTTCTACATTCGGTAAAAAGTGTAATGAAGAAGTATGGAGTTACATCTGGATAACTAAAAGAGGTGAGAATCTTACCGCATCTGAAGAAAACTGTAAAATTCCAATTAAGAAATGAGTAATAATATGAGTGATAATGATAAACCTGTTGAAGGTCTGAAAGGTAAATTCGTTTCAGAACCTAAAGACTATAGTGTTCCTTTAATGACTGAAGAGTTCAAAAAGAATTATGCAGCTGAGCTTAAAGAAAAAATCATTAAAGAAAGTAATCTTAATCGTGAGTGGGCTAAAGACCACTTAGAAGTTATTATGTAGAAAGGTATCTTATGGCAGTATATAGACAACCTCGAAATGGTAAAGACTTTTGGCGTACATCGTCATATAGATTTACTATAGCATCTAAACACGATAAAAGTTTTATCGATCTTAAGACTAATATATCTAAACATAATGCAGCAGTTAGAAAACGTGTAAGAACA